AAAAAGACTGTAGTGATTAAAAAGTCACCACAGCAAATTAATCAGGAACTACAACACAAATTCAAAGAAAGAATGCGTCATAATTACGCTGTTGATAGGAAAAACGGCTGGGGATATTAAGATATCACCTTGCAATTATTCTTATCGTAGAGTAAGTTAATCTTGTCTTGTTGTACGTATTGAATAGGGTCTCTATAACCTGCTTCAATAAACCCACGTAACCGTAAACTACTGGAAGGCGTATCAGCATCTGCTAATCCATCTTCTCTATTGGAATAACAAGTCCATGTATGTATAAACGGTACTTTTAATCTAATTCCTTCAAGCACTATGTCTTTCTTTGACATAGTAATGAGTGGAGCCTCTATTTTTATCTTTGATTTACGGTTAAGTGATGTAAGATCATTAACTGATTGTATGTACTCCTCGCTACCGTCCCAGTAGCCGGCTAATGAGTCTGCTTGAGCTGCCCCGTACCATACAGTATCGCAGTCATTTGACTCTGCATATGCACATGCAATTGATAAAAACATGGTGTTTCTAAACGGTACATATGATATAGGTTGAGCATCACCTGCCATTTCTTTTATATTAGGGTTATCTATATCAGTATTAGTCAGAGAACTCTTAGTTGCTATTGATTTAATATAGCTTACGTTAAGGGTCTTTGTAGTAATGTTAACTGGTTTACCTTTTTTATACTTCTTCTTTATACTATTTGTTTGCAACTTAATACATTTAAGCTCACGCTTATGTCTTTGACCATAGTCAAATGATAATAAATGTATATCTCTGTAACCTTTATCAGCTGCCATTGCTAATAGCACTGACGAGTCCATTCCACCGCTAAATGATATAACTATTTTTTTATTCATTTTCAACCTCGTCTGGAATTTCTTCTTCTTTACCGGCATTATTACCGTATTTCCATTCAATCTTAATCTTTTCTTCAATACCAGGTATAATTGTCTTGTCCCAGAGATCGTAATCGTTTTTCCATTTAGAATAGTAACCTAATTTAGTTCCATCTGGTAATTGATATGTACTTCCTGTTTGTACCACTACACCGAAACCAACTGCTAACTCAAGTAAACCGTAATACTTATTGAGTCCAGATTCAAAACTTAGATACATTTCTCCTTCTAAGTATTGCTTTACAAATCTGTTCTTAGCTGTTAAAGCTCTTAACACAACACCTGAGTAGCTCTTCTGGCCAACTGCTAATTTATCATCATTATCTTTATCTTCTTTCATTGGCTTACGAGCTAATTGCAACGTAACTGATGGTAAGTAAACTGCAGCTCTACCACCTGGCATATCCTTTACTAATGATGGGAACATTGCCGAAGGGTCATCAAAAATATGGTTTGTTACTATGATTGTCGTCTTAGTTAAAGCTGCTAATTGAGTGCAAGTTCTAAGTAATGACTTAACTGCTTTTGCTCTACTTCCCATATCAGCACTTGTAGAACTCTTTTCCATTCTACCTAACTGCAATTCACTTTCCATATTACCTAATGAGTCAATTGCAATAATAAACTTACCTGTTTGGTTCTTTTCTTTTGCTTTAGTAAGAAAGTTATAAATTGTATTACGGCACTCTTCAATACTAAAAGTAGGTACATACTTTACCTTACTAACATCTAAACCTAATGCAGCTGCACCGTCTTTATCAATAGCATTTTCACTATCAAATATAATAGGAATCATGCCCTCTTTTTGTGCACTTGCTAAAATCTTTTGCACGATAAATGACTTACCAGTCATTGATGGACCTGCTAACATTGTTAAACGTCCTTTAGGTATACCACCAAATAAAGAACCGGATACAATAGCATTTAAAACCATTGATCCGGTATCAATCCAACCATCTACATTTGATAAAGCACCGTCATTAAGGAACGATGCATATGGGTTACTCTTATCTATTTCACCTAAAATTTCATTAATGTCTTTGTCCATACCTTAGTATAGACTACACTTTAATAAAATCAATTACTTACTTTGATATCCATTATCTTTTTTGTATTAGATAATGCTTCATGAATAACTTTGTTTTTATTCATGTTTTCAATAAGGGTGTCTCTCCAAAGTAGCATAACTCTTCTAACCTTTTCAAGTTCTAAGTTAGCTAACTTATTTTGTCCGTTGTCTGTACCGTTAATAACGTTAGTTAAAACGGTTACTGCACCGTTGATACCGTCTGCTTGTCCTTTACGAAAGTCTGCTGTTGTCATATAATTACTTAGCTATTACTTCTAGGCATTCAACCATAAAAAAAGCCCCTTGCAAAAGGGGCTTGAAATATTATAGTGAGTTAACGTAATTAGTTACTGATGCTATCAAACTCTCATTTGACCATTGAGGGTTATCGTAATTATCTCCACTTAGATCTGAAAGTGTTACAATACCAATATCTTTTAAAAACACTGATACTGTCTTTTCACTCGGACTATCAAATATCTTTTCAATTACAACCTCAGTAATATCTTTAGTTATTGCTGGGCGCGTAACAATTGTTTTAGTAGATGTTAGTGGAATCGATAAACTCATATAATATATTTAATAATATTAGTTTTAAATTTTAAAGCCTAATTTATTAGACTATTCAATTTAATATCGTATGGTATTTAACGTTTAAAAAACTTATTCTTCAAACAAACGAATTACCTCTGGTGTAGATGATGCTGCCGCAGTGGGTGGTGTATTCATTGAATCCATTACTCTATCATATTGAGAGGTAATCTTTGAATCAACGTTAAAGTTGACACCAACTGAGATATTAGACTTATTGAAAGTGAAAGCAAAGTTTTTCTTTGTTTCTTTATCTGTCTCAATAAACTCTGCTAAAAACAGAGGAATTAGCTGAACTTGAAAGCTGCCATTTTGAGGCTGCACTAAGATCATGACTGGATTCTCAATAGTAAGATCTGTTTTAGTTTCGTCTTTTAGTACGCCTAAAATGTTTCTACCTGAATTGTCAATAATTGTTACGTAATTTTTTGCCATAAAGTATTTTAACTAATTTTTATAGTAAATCAAGATAACAGATCAAAAAGATTTGTTTGTACTAATGAACCAGGTTTCTGTACGGACCATTTTACGTTTTCATAAAACCTACTAATGACTGAGAATATGTGATTCTCAAACATTATATCGTAATCAGGTTCAAATATCTTTTTAAACTCCTCTGGGTAATAGTATTTGTAAGCAACTGCAGTTACGTTATAGTTATTTGGTTTAACGTAAAAGAACCTAACCTTATCTCCGGAACTTATCTTTTCGTACTGTTTATCTAAACCAAATCTTTCTAATAGTACGTTATGCACGTATGCTGCTTTTACGTGCAATGGCATACCTTTAGCTAACGCAGCTAACCCATCACACTGAGCTGAGTACTTTTCATAACCTTTAATGCCGGAAACAAATGTTATGTCCTCTACAGGTAACTTGACAAATATTTCATACGTCTCATTTAGTATCTTATTTGTTTCGTTAATGTTTTGGGTCAATAACATTGTTTCAATAATCTTTTTAACATAAGGTTTAATGGCACCGGGCATTGTACTTCTTACAACTTCAACCCCAGTGTACTTAAACTTATCACAAGGTATACCTTCATCATCTAAGATATGTAACACGTAACGTTTCTTCTGTAAGAAGATACCTACATCAGCAATAGCTTCACGTTTAAAAATAAACCTACAGTCTTTTGAATTAAACTCACTAGCTCCCCAGACTTTTACTTGCTTGTTAAGATAGTCTTCAATGTCTTGTACTATAGCGTACGTTTCTTTAGTTAGTTTACTACCGTTACTAAATTTTACTTTACCATCTAAAAACAAAGGGTCAATGGAAACATAGCTTGAATCTGTATCATTATAGATAATACACTTGTTAAGCACTTGTTCATTAATATCGTTAACCTTTGACTTAATGTATTGTTTGAGTAGTTCATTAGATTGTTTAATAACTGACTGTCCTGTAAGAGTGATTGAAGAAGCAATATCATCGTCGCCGAAAGGAGCATTTTTATTTCCAAAGTATCCATAAATTGAGTTAATAAAGACTTTAATACACAACTGCTTTGCATCTAACTGATCAATTTGCTTTCTAATTTCTTTACCTTCCTTACTGGCTTTATCACATTCTGAGTACTGCTTTTTGAGCTTCTTAAGTACTTTCTTAATGTCTTGACGTTTATCGTAATAGTAGTCAAGGATTTCAGGCATTACACCCTTTTTCTTCTGTGTAAATAGTGTATTTGCTTTACTAATAGCTATTTCTTCTTTTTGCACGAAAAGATTAAACTTATCCACAGGTAACGTAAACTGTTTACCATTTACATGTCTTAGTTTTACTTCTTTGTCTGTTCTTTCTTCTATAACCCCGATTTTAGTCTCCGGGGACATATTCAAGCTAATCATCACGTTAGGGTAAAGTGAGTTAGCATCAAATGAAATTATCTTCTGCTGAAACCCGCTTAATGGTTCACCTACATATGCCCCGGGGTTTTTACCCTCTTCTTCATCTCTAATAAATGAAGGTATCTTTTGATTACGGTACCGGGCTCTTACTGCAGTTGCACCGTTAATAACAGATAACGAGCCCATTGCAGCTTCAAATGACGTTAGTCCTACATAAGCTAACATACGAATAAGTTCCGTATACTTTAGTTTATCTTCTAATTTAGTTAGTAGACGTACGTCTTGAATGTTGTAATCAATAAACGTTTTCCAATCTTGATCAGCTAATGTGGCTAAGTTCATTGCACCGAAGTCCACTTTACCTTCACCTAATTCTGCTTCAGCAATTGATGCTAATTTATAACTTTCACGTACCCCAGCACTAAAACGTTTGTATACATCAAGGTAATCTATAAGCGATACCCCATCAATATACCATCTTATCTGTTCTACACCGAACTGACCTTTAATTGATCTACTATAAACATTATTTGCGGGAGAGAGTCTTTTAGTAAACTCTTCACCAAGTATTTTAGTACATCTATTAATAATGTAAGGTATATCGAAAAACTCTGAGTTCCAACCTGTCAATATATCAGGGTAATCTCTTTCAAAGTACTCAATAAATTTAATAAAGATTTCCTTCTCAGTGGAACATTTAACATACTTTACATCTGATTCTGTACTAGTATAGTCTTTCAATCCCCAGGTAAAAAACTTTTTAGCTAACGAGTCATATATTGTTATAACATTAACTGGAGCTTTAGCTTCATTAGCATGCGGGAAGTCATCAGGTGCATACACCTCAATATCTAAAAACATTACCTTGATTGGATGCTGACTAAACTCAGGCGTTTCATTGTCTTTCCAAAACATGTCAACAAGATATTGCTGAGTAGCAGGTAAGTTCTCAAACACACGTTTTAAGTTTGTATCTTTAAGATACTTAAAACGTTCATACTGACTTCTAAACGTCTTTTTAACTAACTTAGTGCCATATATTGATTGAGCTTCTCCGTGGCTATTTTCAACGTAAAAGTAAGGTTCAAAGGTAGAATCTAACTTAATACGCTTACCGTCCTTATCCCAGGTAAATAGAGTAATGCATTTGTCTTTACCGTTATAATATATGTTACGATAGCTCACGTAACTATTGTATCACACTTCCAGATATATCAATCGTATTTGTTGTATCTTGACATATTTTTACGGGACTTATCTCCAAACGGAGTAGTATAAAGTTCCATATAACAGTCAATATTAGTATCTGTTTCAAGCCATCTTGTATCTGCGTACTGTCTAGCTTTCTTACAAATGCTCTTGTACTTATCTGTGTCTTTTAATGTCTCATTAATACGGTCAATCATTTCATCGCCTGTATTAAACTTGATAGGTGCATTAGCATATGTGCATAAGTCTTGACATGCAATAGGTAACCCGAAAGCACATGCTTCAATATACTTTAAATCACTCTTAGACTTATTGAAATTATTGTTCTCTAATGGTGCAACCATCATATTGATATTAAGATCAGATATGGCTTGACCGTATTCAAATAATCTTTTCCATTGATGGAATTCAATCTTGCCGCTCTTAATAAGGTCCATTAATGATAATGGGAAAGCTCCTAAAAATACCCATTGGTACTTATCTACCGTTCTACGAATGATATCATTTACATGGTAAAAGTCATCCTTTTGACCTACTCTATTATCAACGTCAAAGTGAGCACCAGAACCGGCGTATAAAATACGAGGCTTCTTTTTAAACTTATCCAAGTTGTTCATGTTCTTGGTAAGATCGTAATGGTTACCTAACCAGAACTTTGGCATAAAATTAGGAATAACGGAAATGTTCTTATTACCTGTCTTGTCCATATAATAATCTTTCATGAAATCACAAGTAACTGTAATTTCATCACACATGGACATAATAGCTTGTGCAGATTCTCTAATTTCAGGATTTACAAACGCTGGTTTATACTTGTTATAATCTGGAATATCTTCCTTAAAGCAAAGGTCATCAATCTCGTACATAACTTTCATACCAGTTTGCTTTTTGATTTCCATTAAGAACTTAACGAACTCTAACTGCTGTTTTGTGGCTTGTCTCTGAATTCTAACACCCTTAGCCATAATATAGTAACGAGGATCTAAGTTCATAACTGTAGTTCCGTGACATACAGCCTTCATATGAGCGTTCATTACCTGTTCAGGCCAAATCATTCTCCAGTGGCCACAACCACTATAGTCAGCATAATAACTTAAAAATCTTGGTAGATCTAACTCCTTGGGTCTCTCTGGGTTATCCGAAGCAGCTGGTTGTGTTGGTGGTTGTACAGCACCAAATGGTGATGCTCCACCTTTCTTTAATTGAAACGGTACGTTAGGTTGCTGAAACGGAATAGCAGTATTAAACATAATAAAATTTATAAAAGGTTATATATTAATCAACAAAATTAACTCTACGGGTTATACCGTTATGCTTCTCTAAAAAGATGATATCGCCTGTTGCTGACTTTATGCTTTCTTTTCTATGGCTAATAATAAAGATGCATTCGTTAAACTTTTCACTACGTTCTTTAAGAATATCAAGCACTAAATCTACACCTTTTTCATCTAAACTACTATCAAATAGTTCATCATAAATGCTAATATTATAGTGTACATCACCTTGTGATTTACGCATATCCATAAACGAAAATAAACAAGCCAAGTCTATAGCCTTACGTTCAGCACCTGAAAAGTTATTGTATGAACAAATTTTACCTTTTTCGTTTAATATCTCTTCTTCAAAGTATTCGTTAAACACACAGATACTATTACTGTCTAGCTTCTTTAGGTAATAAGCTAGTTTAGCATTAAAGCTCTGTAGTATCTTCTTTACTATATAACTCTTTACACCTTCTTCACTTACTACAAACTTTAAACATCT